CCGCCATAAAACGACAACGGTTTTCTTGAGTTTATATCTGAGGACAGATTTTCAACTCCGTTGCCGAGTAAACTCGCGCCGAGATCACCGATAAGCTCGCTTCTTAACGTCAAATCAGTCTTATCAGTCCATGCACCAGCACCAATACCGCCAGATGTAGCAGGAGTTGAGCCAGCAGGAACAACTTTCGGAAGAGTTCCACCCCACGCATAAAAAACATGCGAAACTTCATCATAAAGAGTTTGGTTTCTTGCTGTGATTGTCGCCCCGGTTTGAAATGAGCCAGATAAAGGCTGGAATCCCATATCCATGAGAATTTGCTGAAACACTCGGCGGGTTACACCATTTCTATCTGTTGTCGTGCCTTCCGTTTTCGTCACAAGTGCATCAAAAGTTTGCGCATTATCAGCCATATCTTCTAGTGCTGCGGATGGAACGGCATTGCCTGTGTTGTACATATTAAAACCTCTTTATTGATTTAACTGCATTATATCACGTCACTAACCGTAAACGCGCTCATCGTAGTTTTGCAGCTCAATGTTAATTGTGCCGTCTGAGTTTGGTTCTTTCTTTGTCATCAAAAACAGGTTCGCTGATTTCTCTACTAGCTTGCTGATGATGTAGCGAGAGCCAATGCGAATGTCGTCACCGTTAGCAATGAATGCCCCGTCAAGCGGTGCGGCAACCGTGAAAGAGTTGCGAGTCCACGCCGTTACGGTTTCCCATCCGTCTGCATCAGCAGAGCCAGATGAGCTGTTACATATCGCTGAATATGTCACACTATCATCTAGCTCTATTACCGCGCTTGTCGTGTACGTCACCGAGCCATCATTATTTACGGTTATCGACATTATCTCGCCGTTAAACATGTACTCGTTAGCATAATCAACGTAACGCACCAAGTCACCATGGCGCGGAATAAATCCTTCATTGAATGTATCAAACTGCACAGTAAGATTGCGATAAATTAGCTTTCGCATTTCATAATATGCGCGGTCATATGCTTGTGTTGAGTTGCAGCAGCCAGTGAACTCTATCTCATTTGGATGCGCAGATTGTCCTTCAATGATGTTGCCGTTTGCATCTAATGTTAAATAGATGTAACGTTTCTTGTTTTTCTCTTCAACGTCAACCCATTGCAATTTAATGCCTGTCACTTGGTCAGCAACAAGAAAGCTGTGAGTGTGACTAAAACCATCTGATGCAATGTTGTTGCCGTCGAACTGAGCGACAACAACTGAGCGAGGCTCGTCACGTACAAAGTAGTATTTGTCACCGTCAAATGATGTTTCACATCGCATTAAGTTAGCAATGGTTACGATACGATCTCCCAACGACTGGTCCTTGTCGTCAAATGTCACAGAGCAACGAACTAGCTCTGGATTTTGCGCGTAAAGCGCATCGTGAATCTCATATAGACCTTCAACGTCAATACCATCAACCGTGTTGCCGCCCATAACAATCCAATTGTGCAAGATTGCATCTGCACAGAATTGACTTGCACGCATGTCTGCCGGTATCTCTGTTTTCGTTGTCGCATTCCAACCGCGAACAGTTGAACCATCCCACCAAATCATTTTACGGCTAGCCATGACGTTGAATTTCATTTCAGTGCCAGCTGTTTGGTTGTTGGCTGTAGTTTTTATCTCCCAAAGCGTATCGCCAGTATGGACAACATTTGTGCGCTTAACCATGGCAGATATTTTTTCAACCTTCACCATATTGGGTGATGATGCGTCAGTGCTTGTGTTGTTCGTGCGTTTCAGTCGGGTGCGCCTGTATGAGTCAGATAATCCCGTAATTTTGCGAGTGAATGACCAATCGTCAAACGTGTCAAGCGAATAAGAAGCCGTGGCAGGAACTATCGGCCCTGTTGGATTGCCATCCGAATCAGTATTCTGATGTTCAATCGCGATATTGGCGGCACCTTTCAGCCCTTGCTGGAAAACAAAATTGAACCACAGCTCTGTGCCGCTCACGTTTGACGTGTACCACCCTGCCCACGCAGCCTCCACTTGATACATACTAACAGCGCCAACGTAATATCTATCTGTGTGTAATCCAGTAAAGGATGTGGCTATTACCGTGAATCGGTCTAAAAGCGAATCATAAGTAATAGTGTTTGATTGGCTTGTGTACTCAGTGGCAGTTGAAACGTAGATATAAACAGGATTCCCACTTACGTCTACGCCGTCTTGAGTCCTAACCTCGCGATTATAGGTGTATTTTATGGCTACACCCTGCATTTCATTAGTTGACTCATCACGATTAAGCCACCAAGCGCCAAGTTGCCCGCCTCCGCCTAATTCTGGTGATACTCCAGTTGTAGGATTTGCATAAACAACCGTAAATGTTTGCGCTGATACGCTTGATGATGCGGCCAATGGCGTTGCTGTATAAAACGGGTCTCCGGTGACATATGCTATTTCATTTGGCCCAAGTAACTCTTGCCCTGCTGAGTCTATTTCGCTGAATGAATATTGCTCATAGATAAGCGGAATGGTTTCGCCAGTTTGGTAGAATGTGTATTCAGAGTTTGCAAAGTTTGCCACGTTGCTATCTGAATAGCGCGGTTTTGTTAACTCATAATAACCAAGTCCAACGTTTAAATAGTGCGTTAAAACCTTGCGATTGTTGCTGTTATATTCTTCAACCGCCTCTGAAATGATATCTGGGTATGCGCGAACAATGCCGTAGATGTCAGGCCGCTGCTCGTAAAGGCGAGCTGCGTTAGTTTGCCCTGTAAAGCTAGAGTTTGGTGATTGAGTTCCGCTTGTTGATGATAGACTTTTTTTGGTTAGCATCATTACTGCAACTGATGCGGCAACAGCTACAGCGGCTATGGCTGCATAAAGAAGCGCCCCTTCAAGCTGAGGTCTAATCTTAATGACTAACGCATCACCATCTTTCGGATAAGCATCAAACAAAAAATCGTCATTGCTGATTTTCTTGCCGTTGAAATAAAGCTCTGTAAATTTTGGGTCGAACTGACCAGCTTGCGCGATTACTTGCTCAACCCATGTTTTTGTCGTGCTGATTTCATGGCGCTTTTGTCGTGCAATGCCATCAATAATTAACAGCGCTTTACCTTTGCTTTTCATGTGCTCAACTAGCGCGGTGCTTGTCATCCGATATACTCATAAAATTGCATGTCTGGATACAATTTTAACATAGCAGCGAGTCGGTCGCACCGTGTAGCACCATGGGCGGTGTTGTTCTTGCAGTGAAGAATGAATTTTCCATTCCCGACAACAACACCAACATGACACGGTTCATGTGTTAGCTTGTCAAAGCACATAAATGCGACGCCTTGTCTAGCTCCTGTTGGTTCCCAATATTGCACCTCTTCCAAATAACCCTGAAGAAAGTTTGGCGGATACTCGTTACAAAGATTTACATTTAATACGTCTTTATAATAACGCACAACAAGCGCCCAGCAATCTATGCCTTGTTTTGAGTTTCCGCGCTCAAGCCATGGCGTTCCTACCCAATGAGAAATGAATTCTTGTTCTGTCATAAAACCTCCTTTTAACTATTTTTTCATTATACGCTTTACAGGTTGTCATGTTGTGTGTAATAGTTAAATACAGTTAAGCGATAGGAGTTTTTTATGTGTAAATTTTCAATGCTCGCTGGAGAGGGATATAAGCGCTTTGGTAAGACATCAAATCAGGCTGTATGCAATATCATAAAAAGATACAGCAGATTTTATGGCGTACTTAGTCAGTTTGAAGTGTCATGTTTGATTTATAGAATTAAAAAAGATTGGTATAAATTTTACGAAAAAATGGAAGATGATATATTTTCCGAATTCAAGAAGACTTGCAAGGCAGTAAAATACGACACAGAAGGTAAAATAAGAGGATATGCCAGAAGGGTTGGCGCGTTCGGTTCTGTTGTTGAATTACAGTTCGGAGATTCATGCTTTGATGATGATGAAGTTTTTGATTTATGGTTCAGCCAAACGATAGAGGTAAACTCGGAGTACAGAGACACTGGCAAATTTTACAGCAAAACAGGCGTCCACTTTGTAGATGGCGTATACACATCACTATTTAGTCATGACAGTTTTTATGGTGGTGGGTGCGATGAGAGCACAGAGAAAGAATACTCAGATATCGGATACAGCAAGCGTGGGTTGTTCAAAGAAATAACAAAGAGTTCAATTGATAACGCTTCTGGATTATACAATTACGATGACTTAGTTAAATGTTGCCTATGCGGTGGCCCAAGGCATGGCATACAAGGTTATGAGAAATGCAAGTGCGAAGAATTATTTAAGGATAACTTCTGGTATAGCAGGAATAATTTCACAATAGGTGACGCAGCAGAAAAACTTGAGAACTTCTGCATAAAAAAAGGAATAGACGTAAACACATTAACGCAAGAAACAAGAAAAGAAATCGGTACAACTCTGGCGTTATCATTCGCCGTTAGAAAATTCAAAAGAAAACAATCAGGAGCCAAAAAATGCAAGTAACATCAGATACACTAAGAGACACGCTGTTTAACGAAATCTACAATCTAATCGAAGGTAAAAGTACACCAGAGCGCGCAAATGCCGTTAGCAAGCTAGCAAACAGCGCGCTTAAATCCGTAGAGATAGAGTTGGACTATCTAAAATATAAAGACCCTAACTGCGCTAACGATATAAAACTAGGGACAATGAGACTTAGTAATAAAAAAGATGAATAAACAATTAAGCCCCTATCGGGGCTTTTAATTTATGTATTCTGCAATCCCGGCCACTCATCAATCTCATACAGTCTAGCCACTGATCGAGTCATCTGATTAAGCTTTTGGGCCTTGATGGTGACTGAATCAATCGACATTGAAACGCCTTCGTTACTGATATTCAGCTCATAACCGAACATCAATGTACCACCATTTTCTTCTGACCAGTGTTGGAATGTTGCAATAACAGGCTCAGCCATTCTTTTCCACGGCGGAATGGATTTAATGAGTGTCTCTATTTCATCACCAACTAGCGCCCGAGCCATATCGACTTGAACTTCTGGCGTAGTTTCACCGTCAACAACGGGGTAGGTTATCTCGCCGTAACATGGTAAGTATTGATTTCCGTTAAGCGTAACTGAATCGTACTGATTAAAAACAACATAAACCGGAGAGAACGAGCTATGACTTATCATCATAGTATCGAACTCCATTACGGGGTTGGCTGTTGTCCAGATTGTGGCGTTTGAGGTCATCGTGGCACCTTAAATAATCGGTAAATATTCATTCACAATCAAGTCAAACAAGCCCGCTTGCGTGTAGTAATCCGACTGCAACAAGTCATATGAATCAAAGTAAACCTGTGGAATAGGCAGAGCACGAACAATTCCTGACGCCGTGTAACTGTAAACAGTCGAGCCTTCTGTCGTGCAAGGCACAAGACTATCCGGCAACAACTGCACGGTGTGGTCAAGCAATCCAAATTCAGTATTGAGCTTTACAGTGAACGTGTTGCGCCCTTGGTTTAGACCATCTGGATTATAAAACCACGCCGTAAAACGTTGCGCACCAAGGCGTGACATTCGCCAAGCGATGTCGTATTGCACTGGCGCGTCACTTGATGTCTTTTTGATTCGCATTGGCCCTGCTAGTGGCTGATATGCACGAAACGTAGCCGCCTGTGAGCGGCTAGTTTCAGTTAATAATGGCAGTGGTACGTTTTCAGGATAGGCGACTATTGCCATTATCGAGCCCTCGATTGCAGGTTTGTTGTCCGGTTGAATGCTGAGTAAATTCTACCACGCTTCTCGCTGATTGACTTGCTCACGGTCTGCTCTACCAATATGCGCATTTGCTTCCCGTCCGCGCTGGTATTGTGCGAAACGCTTGCGCCGGATGTGTTGACGATACTGACGTTCTGGTTGAAACCACTGCCACCAGTCCCGTTCATTGGCGTTACCTGTCCACCGCCATCGCCAGGTAACAGGTAGTTTCTTCCGCCTTGTGTGAATACTTCTGCGCGTCCGTTTTCACCAACTCGATACATTCCGCCAGCATTTACGCTACCACCGAACTGACGGCCTCCCGCTGATTTAGCAATTGCGTATGTGGCAAGTAATGCAGCTCCGCCGACAACTGCCGCTGTACCCCATGAGAATGTAGCTGTTGCCGCTGCCGCTGGTGCCGCTGCCGCTGCTACTGTAGCTGCATTACCCGCTTGCGCTGCCGCATTTGCGCTACCTGCTGCGATACCAGTTGCGTTTGTTGCAACGATATTGGCTTGTTGAGTCTGAGCCATTGCATTAGACAGCATGGTATTCTTAATTTGATTAAGTCCCATTTCTACCAACGCGCCAACAGCCTGATTTAGAATAATGCTAGCAAAATTCTGCATCGCCTGCGTTGCAGTCATGGTGCCAGATGCCAATCCTGCTATTGTAGTGGTTGCAGACTGACCAAGCGCGTCCAAGCCATCCATCAGGAATGTATTCCACTCGGACTGCGCTTTGTAGTCTTCAATCGCTGCGGCTTGCTTATCCTTTCGGTATTTTTCTTCTAACTTTGATTTAGTTTTCTGGTATCTCGCATCGCTAGCACCTGCCATTTTGTGGTAGTTGTTAAGTGCTTTAAGGTCATCATTGTATTGCGAGTCAACGCCAGCGCCTTTCGTTCCGGTTTTGCTTTCTACTGTCTCAAATTTCTGCGTAGTCTGTACGTCTTCGGCCTGTTTCTTTTTGAGCGCTGCGACTGCTTCGGTAGCTTGGTGTACTCGCAGAATATATCCGGCTTCCGCATCTATCTGAGACTGCGTAGCTGTTGCGCCTAAAACTCGCTGAGCCTCAAGCTTTGCAGTTTCTATACTGTATCTGCTAGTTGCGTTTGCGCTTTCGTCTGTTCCTGATTTTAAGTTTGATAGTTCAGTTTCAAGTTGTTTTGCCTTACTGGCTGAGTCTTCTAATCGTTGCGCGTTTTGTTGTTGTGCTGATGTGTCTTTTCTAGCAGATGATGTTGCAGCCTGCTTTGCCTTTTCTGCTGCTGACTGAGCCTCTTTTTCATCATAGTATGCGTCAATCCTACGATTGGTTTCTGCTATTTGAGTTTTGCTTGCACCTTCACCTAACTTTTGTGATGCGGCTAATTTTGCAGCTGCGCGATCTCCTTCTTTTAATGCTGTCGTTTCTAGGTTTAACGACTTCATTAATTCATCATAGGCTTCTTTTGCTTTTTTTGTTTTGTCCGTGTTTTCTGTATATGACTTATTAACCGTTGCTAGTTGGTCTTGATATCCTTTCGCTTGGTCTTGTAAGTCTGCGTATTCTCCTTTAAGTCTTACCAGGTCGTCAGCCTGTCCTTTTGTTAATCCACCACTTTGCCGTGAAAAGTTGTTAAGCGTTGCTATGCGCTGCGCAAGTTCTGCCGCTGCTGTTGAGTTAGCCTTTAGCTTATTATTAAGCTCAAGTGATATAACATCCTTCTGTGCTTTTCCTAACTTATCTACTGTGCTTATTAACTTTTCAAGTTCAGCGTCAGTTTTTTGCACCGAGTTAAACAGAGTGCTACCAATTGCGGCCGCAACCGCTAGTATCGCACCAACAACTGCGCCTGCAGGGCCAAACACTGAGGCAACTTGTGAACCCTGCTGACCGAGTATAATTAATCCGCTTGTACCCATTTGCGCCTGAACCGCAACGTCTTGCAGCTGGTATCCAAGCTGCCTTGCTATGTTTCCAGCACCTGACATGCCGCTAGTTGCTGTTTTAACTCCAGCCGCTACTTGTGTCATATTTGTGTTAAGTTTTACAGTCTCACCACCGAGGCTTCCGAATGCAGACCACGTTTTAGCGGCGGCCTGCGACACAGAATTAAGGCTGCTAACCATATTATTTGATGATGACTGCACGGCTCTTGCAGCCTCAAGCATTCCGCTTGCGTCGCCACCTATGGTAAATATCAGCGAACCAGCGCTATTTTCTGCCATTATTCATCTCCCTTAGTCGCTAATTCTTTCAGCGCTGCGTATTCTTCACGGCTGATTTCTTTTTCTTTTTTCTTGCCGCCTCTTCTGTCTAACATGCGAATCAAGCGCGTCATGGTTAGTTGTTCAGCCTCTGCGAATGGCATTTTCAGTAAATCAACAGCGATTTCAACAAACTCTGCTGGATTGAATTCATCTGAATATTCGCCATCTTCTTTTTTCTCTGCATCGCCTACGACGCCATGTTTCATTAAATGCTTGGCAATAATGATGATTTCTTTCGTGTTGGCCTTTCCGATGGAATACAGTAGCTTTCCGCGCGCAGACTTGTAACCCCCGACGATAGGCGTCAAATCATCTTCACCTTCATAGCAGCACCACAAGATATTAATGGCGGTAGGTAGTATCTGCTTTAACAGTGTTTTGTAGTAGCGCCCGTAAATATCCGCGCCAGCCTGAAACTGCATAAGCTCACCAATGGCAACCAAGTGAGTACCATGATGCTCCATTAGCTCCTGTGCGCGTTGCTGAAAGTTATCAGTATTTGACCTGAAACTATCTATGTCTTTCAGTGCCGATTCAACGCTAGCGCCGTGTAGCTGCCCAAAAATCTCGATGATTTCTTTAGGGTCTCCAAGTTTTGCTATGTTTTTTAGTGATGGGCGGAATAAGTAATCAGCACCGTTAAACGTGATAACCGTATCGCCAGATGTAACATCAATCATGAAAAATTCTCGCTATGAAAGCATGATGACATTTTATCATTTTTTTGTGGTTATGGCTTGATGTTGGTTTGAAGGTATGTAATAGTTAAATACAACAAGGCGATACAGATTTTATGATGGTAATTTTAGCAACGACGGGAGTGTTACGCAGATGTAGATATTAGTATTTTTAGTTAAAACTAAGCCCCTTTCGGGGCTTATGTTACTTAACTGTATTTAGCACAGAAAACTCGGAGCTGTACTTAATGACATCATCATGCGCTGACGTAATAGTGCATTTAGTGCCCATAACGAAGTGATAACGAGTTCCTGTAACTGGAGAAACTTCTTTCA